GTGGTGGTGTCTGTCCTGCGTTCGGGGGAACTGACTTTCGATATTGTCTATGACCCCGCAAACGCAACCCACAAATATGCCACGGGCGGTTTGTTGGATGACTTGGCCGATCGCACGGCGACAACGTACACCCTGGTGTTCCCTGATACGGCAGCGACCGAATGGACGTTTTCGGCGTATGTGGTGGGCTTCGAGCCTTCCATGCCGCACGAAGGGGCGCTGACTGCTTCGGTGACATTAAAAATTACAGGGCAGCCTACACTTGTTTGAGCCTAGCGCGATATTTGGCTTGCCTGATGCGTGCACTTTCTCGTTTTCGTTGCAACGCTTGTTCTGGATCAATTTCAGCTTTGTTGTATCGGGTTGCATTGCCGTTATTTCGCAACCCAAAAGACCTTGGCCTATCTCTAAAATCAATGAAGGCTTGACGTTTTCTGGAAAGATATAGATTGCCACAATGTTGATAAATCGCTTCACATATCTTGACGGCATTTTGCCCATAATAGCTAAGTTCATACCAGGTGCTTACCGTTTCTTTGCGCTTTTGTGTTCGCGCTGCTTGGTTGTGCTTGTCAATGTCAAGATGCTTTGTTATAGCACTGGAAATGTCATCCAAAATATAAGGCGATCCAGTACAGAGTTTTACGGTAATCCCTCTACTAGGGCGAACTGCAATCATGCCATCGCCATCGATGTAACCGCGCAAGAAGTCAAAGAAAAAATTGTCAGGTACATTGGGCATCGAAACGCTTTTGCTTTTGTTCTCGAAAATTCCAATTCGTTGAAGATCAAGAACAATCCCCCGATGTCCAATAGCAAGGCGAAAAACATCTTTGCGGTATTCCTTGATTGGGTGTTGGGAGCCAAGTGCTTCTCTGGCTTTTTCAAGAAGTTCAATATCTTTGCTGGTAATGCTAAATTCCCGTCCGCTTTTGCTGATATTGCCATCGGTCAAGACAAGCCCAGCAAGGTAAGCCGACTCGCGCGTCCAAGTTTTGAAGATTTCTTCATTGATAGGATAGTGCCGAAATCTTGGCTTTGTTCCCCAGCCGCTGCGCAGGCCGAGATACATAGCCATGCAACCTACATTCCGATGATTTCTGTCAAGGACTTTTCCGACCTTTACAGAACCATCTTCAACCCAATGTTGACGAAGATATTCTTTTTCTTCAGATGTCCAGTTTCCCTTTTTCATGGTTACTCCTTTGTCAGTTATGACACTGGTATTATACCATGCATTACCCCGCTATGACGGGAGAAAGAAGTATCGCAATGGCTAAGGTCAAAGTATCGTTAACCCGTGAACAAATCTTGCAGGCGCAAGACATCAAAATCGAAGAAGTCTATGTGGAACTTTGGGGCGGCAGCGTGTACGTTGAAGGCATGACCGGCACGGAGCGGGACGCCTTCGAATCGGCTATCGTTTCGACCAAAGGCAAAAATGTGCAGACCAACATGACGAACATCCGCGCCAAATTGGTCTCCCTGACCGCTTGCGATAAGGACGGGAATAAACTATTCACGCCTGCTGACACAAAGGTGTTAGGAGCCAAGTCTGCCGCCGCTCTGCAACTGGTGTTTGATGTTGCCTGCCGCCTGTCCGGTATTGGACAGAAGGACGTTGAAGAACTCGCGGAGAGTCTTGAAAAAGACCCTTTCGACGATTCACCTTCCGACTCGCCTTAGCCCTGGGGATGACGCGCGCTGAACTCCTGGCGCGGATTTCCAGCGAAGAACTGACCGAATGGTTTGCCTTTTATGCCATTGAGCCATTTGGCGCAGAAGCAAGTTATTTTGGTCATGCGATCACCGCCAGTACTGTCGCAAACGTCAACCGCCGCAAGGGACACAAGGCAATACCAATCGAGGACTTTATGCCGAAATTCGAGCGACCGAAAGAACAAGAGCATGGCATCGAAGGCGCGATCAACTTTGCTAAAACTTTAACAGTGGCTCTTGGTGGAAAAATTTTGACGAAGGAATAAAAATGGCCGATTTTCAGCAAATACCAGGCGAGCTAAATATCGAAATCGGGCTAGGGGATGACCTGTCACAGTTAATCGATTTTGACATTGTATTGACAGGCTATACGTTTGTTGCCAAAGTGGAACATGGCGCAACGACTACCGATATGACTGTCGCTAATACTAGCCTTGCCACAGGACAGATTACTATTGGCTTGACCGATGCGCAGATCACTACTATTGGTTCCGGTTCGCATCGCTGGTATTTAGCCTGGACGACCGGCACCACTACCCGGCGCGTATTAGCCGGGACATTCATAGTCAAGCCGTATCCGTAACATGACAGTAACAGCGACGATCACAGAGACAGTCATTGTCCCGGCGGTAACAGAAACAACGGTTGCCGCTGCGGTGACTTCTGTCCCTGTGGCGGCTGCTATTTCTGGGACGACCGTTACCGCGTCCGTAGGTTCTACGCCTGTCTCAGTTGCTGTTACAAATTCATCTATTGCGGCGGCAGTAACATCTACCCCAATCACCGTTTCGGTCTCGGCGCTTGACCCGAATTCTCACATTGCATTGACCATCGGAACGCCTGCCAATGGCCTGAGCATAGTAGGCCAGGTGTTGTCTCTTGCGCTTGCGTCTGCTAGTGTTGCCGGCGCATTATCAAGCGCAAATTGGAGCACATTCAACGGCAAGCAGGATGCGCTTACCGAACAAGCAAACGACATAGCGATTGATACCCTGCTTTCTAATCTCGGCTTACGCGCGTCTGGCGGCGAGTCGTTTTTTGATACCCGCTTGATGTTGCCGATGGGAGAAATAAGTTATTTTAGTATGACCGGCACGACAGTTGTGATTACGGCGGAATCTGACGGCAGTACAAATATGGTGAAAGCTGCTCCGGTAACATCATTGGATAACGATAAGGAATTCGACAATGGCGGCGCGAACAATGGGAGATTACGCTATACCGGAACGACTACGCGGACATTCCACGTAGCCTGCACGATTAGTATTGCGCCTGCAAGCGCGAATGATACGTTTGTATTCGGGGTAGCCAAAACCGGAACAGTCTTGGCGTCTTCAAGGGTTTTAGTGCAGGCTACTACTGCTTCCGGAATACGTAGTACTGCTATGCACGTAATGACATCGCTGGCAACCAATGATTATCTGGAATTGTTCGTAGGAAATACCAACGATGCAGATGATTGTACGGTGCATTCGCTCAATATCTTTGCAATGGGAATGTAGAAATGACCACAGTTGCAACGCTTTGGGTCGAACTCGGCCTGGATAGCTCCAAATACAACAAAGGCCTGACAGATGCGACAAACAGCACGTCGGGCTTAGGTGGCGTTATGCAGTCGGTAGGCAACATTGCCGGGACTGTGCTCAAAGCTGGTTTTATTGCCGCCGCCGCTGGTGCTGTGGCACTTGGCAAAGGCATATTTGACTCTGTGCAGGCTGCTGCTGAAGCACAGGACGTGCAAGCGCAACTCAATGCGGTATTAGAATCTACTGGCGGGATTGCAGGCGTCACCGCTGATGAAGTCAACCGCCTGGCTGATACTCTGAGTGGCGTTACCAAATTCGAAGATGAAGCTATTATTAGCGGGGAAAACCTGCTCTTGACGTTTACCAACATCGGCAAGGACATATTCCCCGAAGCCACCGAAGTTATGCTCGATATGTCGCAGGCGTTGGGGCAGGATTTGAAATCGTCTGCAATCCAGTTAGGCAAAGCGTTACAAGACCCAGTACTTGGCGTGACGGCCCTGCGGCGCGTTGGCGTCAACTTCAACGACGAACAGAAGAAGATGATCGAAAGCATGGTGGAGGCGGGAGACGTTGCCGGGGCGCAGGCGTTCATTCTGAAAGAGTTGCAAACGGAGTTTGGCGGCTCCGCGCGCGCGGCGGGCTCTACATTCGCGGGGCAATTGGAGATCCTGAAAAACAAACTTGGCAACGTCAAAGAAGAGATAGGGGCGGCGCTGTTGCCTGTGCTTACCGACCTTGCAAAGCAGTTCAACGAATTCCTGTCTGATCCGGCATTCCAGGCGCGCCTGGACAGGTTTATTTTTTGGATACAGAATGAAGCCGTCCCCTGGATAGTGGATAAACTCATTCCGGCTTTGGCAAATGTTGTTGCGTGGTTTACGGATGTATTCATTCCCAAGATCGGGGAGTGGTCTGAGGCCATGGCGGGATTCTTCGAAAATGTAAAGACGGGCTTTGAAGACTTCAAAACAAATAACCAGACCGAATTTGCCGCAATTAGCATACTCTGGGATCAATTGGTAGGACATCTTAATACCTTGTGGGATATGCTCTTTGGGAAATTGGGCGCCCAATTTCCAGAACTAGGAGATGTGGGAAAAACTGCAATGCAAGCAATTGCAATCGGTATTCACGTTGTCGATATTTTGGTGCAGGGCTTAATCAAATGGGTTGAAATTTTTCAAGCGCTTTGGGAGCAAACCCCGGAGAGAGTGATTGCCTTTATCGTTATGATTGGGGATGCAATTACCAATCATATGATTACCCCCATTTTGAACTTCTTGGCAACATGGCAAGAAATACAATCATTAAATGCAGGTAATGCGCCGAGCGGCGCTATTCAGGCTGCCCCAAACCTGGGCGTGTTAGGTTTCGCTTCTGGCGGCTCGTTCACTGTCCCCCCCGGCTTCTCGGGCGATTCTTTCCCGATGCGTGTCTCATCCGGCGAGCAGGTGAGCGTTACCCCACCCGGACAAAGCAATAACGGCGGGATGAGCGACCAACAATTGAAAACGCTTGCTAAATATATCGGCATGGAATTCTCGAAGGTAATGGGGTAATGACAACCTACTACCCCGAAGATGTCGAAATCGAAGCCTACCTGAGCGCGGTATGGACAGATATTTCCGCGTATGTCATTGGGGATATTATCTGTGAGGGCTACGGCATTCTCACGGATTCTGACATCGACAGGACGGCGGGTGTAGGCTCCCTGAGTCTGACGCTCAAAAATACCGCTTTCACGTTCAACCCGGAAGGCAGCGGGACGCCTTTAGCGGGCTTCTCCAGGGGCACGTTCGTCAGGGTGCGCGTCACCTATGACGGCACGCCGAAGACGGTATTCTATGGTCGCGTTGACCGCTTCCAGCAGTCAGAGTTGCCACACGGCCCGCGCTCTATCGAAGTCACAATTGTAGACTTTATGGATGATGCGGGATTGTTCCCGCTCAAAGACATTACAGTTGGGGCAAGCCAGCGCATCGAACAGGCGGTAGCATCTATCCTGGCAATCATGCCTATTCAGCCGACCGGTACAGATTACAGCGTAGGCGCTTACACGTTCGAGCGCGTGTTCGATAACATCGCGCTCAATACGCGTTCAGTAAGTGAATTTGACAAACTGGCGTTATCCGAGATGTCTTATATCTATGTACGGGGGGATGGCAGGCTGGTGGTGGAAAGTCGGAATGGCAGAACGGGGCTGGCTGAATTGTCGGTAATTCCCGCTCTTGCATCTGCGAGCCGCTTTATCGTTACGGAAGATGACAGGTTTATTATTACCGAAGATGGGCGTTTCCTGGTTGCAGAAGATTCGCAGTCACCCGAGTTTACCGCGTTGATAAACGCTAATCCATTTTACGGAGATGACTTGATTAATACAGTAATTGCGCGAGCATTTACGAAAACGCTGGATGATGCTGTGGTGAATTTAATCGAAGTATCTACAGTAAACGGCTGGTATAAATACATCCCAGTTGGCGTTACGAAAACCTGGGAGATCAAATACACCGACCCGAACAACCGGAAACAAAAGATAAACGGCTATAACATGGTCACTCCGGTGGCGAGTACGGATTACGAAGCCTTTGCCAATTCAGACGGCACGGGCACGGACCACACCAACAATATTACCTTGACGGTCGAATACCTTTCGAATTCAGCGCGTTACACTGTCTACACCGAAACCGCAGCCTGTTATGTGACATTCTTGCAGGCGCGCGGGAACGGGATCTATACCTACGTGCCGGATGAAAACATTGTCGAGGATAGCGTATCTATCGCGCAGTATGGGACACGCGAAATGGTGTTGGACCAGAAATATCAGTTGAGTTTGATACCGGGGACTGCCGAAGCGGAAAGCATCGTGGACTTGCTCAAAGACCCGAGCCCGAAATTGAAAGCAGTACATTTCAACGCCAACACTTCTACCCAGCACATGCTGGCATTTTTGTATTACAGGATTGGCGATCTTGTGCATATTTCCAACACGGAGACGGGCGTAGACCTGTACCACTGGATACAGAATATTCGTTGGCGCATTACTCCCGGCGGCGTGATCGATTTCTGGTGGGG